GAAGCACCCGCTTTAGACGATGTAAAATCTGTTGGACCTACGCCCCCTATGAAAGACCAATCCCCAAAACCGTTCTCGTCAAAGCAGGACTCGTAAACAGGTAGAGATACCGTACCCCACTCATTCGGTCCGTTATCATGATCCAACTGTTTTTTTACAGCAGTGTGAATTAGCCTAGTCACGGCTAAGGGTTAGGGTTTTCTGTAAAATACGGAACATATATCGTACTGACTGATCCGGACTCGCATATTTCTAGCTCTTTCCACCCATCAAACTCGCCAACACTTGAGCCGCCTGTCGCAGACCAGGCTATAATATACCTATCGTCGTGACCGTGAGTGGCAGGTATTTTTTCCGCTACTGAAGGGTGGTTGTTAGGCATATAATTAATAGTAAACTGCGATGGTATGTCGTCTTGGAATCCACCATCAGGCTCTACGCACAAACCAAAAAACATTTTACTATTAAAGATATCCTGATCTGGATCCGCAGTTTCATCCACACAGGTTAGAACCAAGAAATCGCCGTGCATAATCTCCGGTTTTCCGTTGTCCACATCATCCCTGTGTATAACCGCCATACGCATCGCTACTTTTGCGTCATCGAGGCTTTGAATTAATGAGCATGTGTATTGAAACTCAACAGGCTCAATCCAGTGAAGCACGGGCTTTTTGTTGCCCCCAATAAGTGCCTGGGAAGTGTCGTCCTCGACGCTAACCGGTGAATCCAACTGAGAAACAGCGTCTGTAAGATTGTTTAAATCTTCTTTTAGTCTGGAAAGTTCCTCGGTGAGGTCATTTAAGTTAGCGCTTTCAAAATCCATCACCCGATGTAAGTTATTTCTATCTTCCAAATTCTTTTGGCTGTGCCGTTATTACTAAAAGAAAAAATGGGAGTGATTTTAGAGGTAGATGAGTTAATCCTAGCAGTGGAAGCGGCACTTCCCGTAGTCACCAAGTGGCTCCTCGTCCACGATATAGCACCCCCTATTCTAGCGATATACTGCCCCTTATAAACACAGTAGCTGAAGGGGTTTCCGGGGGTTTCCGCGAAATTAAAAACTAGTCTTCTTTTACTTTCCCGGGTTGCCACAGTTTGCTGTGGAGACCCTCCAGGTTGAATGGGGAATCTCAATCCTTTAGCAGCTCCCGTACCTGTGACTTTAAAGACCGCATTTTTAAAAACCTTAGTTTCTGATATTTGCTGACGATCCCGAGTTAGCATTTGGATGTCCACATGCACAGTGTTTGGTGCGTATGAGCTGTCAGCCCCTCCAGAAATAGATACCAAACTGTCCGGTAAAGACTCACCGACATGAAAAAAGTTTTTTGTCCGAGCTATTACTTTTGACTGATCTGAACCTCCGCTAGAGCCAAAGTCGTCGATAATTAGACCGTTGTGATCGAAGTCTATAACCGTCAAAGGTGTAGATTTTGAACCAGATCCTTTAGCGGTTCCCACAGTCCAATAAGGAGCGCCGTGTGTAATCCATTCAACATCCCAGATATCTAAACCTGGCATATACTGAGAAACAGAAGCCCGACCCGGGAGCCATTTACCCATATCCGAGTTTCCCACATTTGATGTGAGATAGTCGAAAAGAGATTGCTGGCCGCCGTTAATAGAAACTTGGGGGATTGCCGTAAAACCTGAATCATTAGAGTAGTTATAGGTTATAGCGTCCGGCTCCGACACCTTACTGGGTGCGTAATCCCAAGGGGTGTACTCAGAAGAATAAGATGTGCTTTCAGAATTGTTTGGGTGCTTATCCCAGTTTGAGCCGTACCCGTGAACCGCGTCATCTGAACGAAGCACGGCAAATTTACGATTTAGCCTAATTAAGTCGTGTGATTGGTTGGTGGATTCAGAGAAAAACTGATTTCTAAGCTGTAAAAACTCGCGCGTCAAATAAGCGCGATCCATATCCCCCGTAGCTGGGGTGATCTGTTGATTTACTAAATAGTGGTCGGTGTATTCTGTATCCGTTTCACCGACAGGCAGGAATAAAGGATCAGTCGGTGAATTTACCTCTGCCTGATTTACACGATCCCCTTCGACCACATACTTACGTACAATCTTCTGGAATCCGAGTTGGCTTTCCTGCGAAATTTGCGGACGGTTCAACTCCCGAAGTGTCAGGTCTTTGGCCATTGGCTTAGAACCCTGGTCTCTTGGTCAATCTAAGAGAGCCTTTGTGTTTTTGCGGGCTGATTAATGTTCTTAGTCTTTTTCTCGCCTCCTCCGCATTCCGAACAAGGAGCTCACGGTTTGCACCGTTATAGCGCGGATCTGCGAGCAGCTTTGCCTGTGCAATAGGGAACAAAATATCCCAGACTAAATCAGCAGGTAGTCTGGGCTCATCAGCATCAGCGACGAGATCGGAAGGAACAACATTGGCGTATAATTCTACCTGATACGCTTTATCTGGCACAGGGTAGAGATAGAAGCGGGGTATTACTTTCGTATCAGCTCCCTGATCACGATTGTCTAGATAATACCAGATCGGTCTCCCTTTTTCCGGTTCGTTGTCCTTGTAGTGTGGGAAATTTAAACCTCTTCCGGAAGGAGCGCGAAAATCGTAAGCGAATATAGATCTCGCTTTAATTTCCGCTTCCGGCCCGGTCATTGGTGACAGAGGGCCTTCACCTATAAGCTCAGGTATTTTGTCAACGGATACAACATCTGGGGATAGATCTGCTCCTGCTTGGTCTGCTAAAAAGTCTAGTGTGAAACCTTTCTGGGCCCACATAGGTCTTTTACCATCAATAGGTGAGTAGCACTCCCGGTATGCCTGGTTTACAAATATACCAACCCTGTCCTGATCTACAGGAGGGAGGTCTGCGAGAGAGTCCGCCCCAAGCATGGAAGCGAGCTGATCCCGCAATGCTAAATATGTAATCGCAGCCATTAAGCGATTTTATGCGGATACTACTTCTTTTTCTACCGGTTGCTTTTTCTTGGCCTTGGAAGTGGGTCTTGATTTCGATCCTGCACTAACCTGAGACTCTGGCTTTTGCATTGGCTCCGGCTCTGCGAGCCATACGGAGAAAAACATAGATTTATAAAGTTTTCCCTGCGTTCTAAAAATATCATCCACCTCTTTCTGATTCTTAGGCTCGTAAGCGTAATGCCTAATTTCTTTGTCCCATAAGAACTGATATCTCACTTGAGACATACCTTTAACACGAATAGCGGGAGTAGTTCCCATTTGATCTCTTTTTCCGATTATTATGATTTTCATGATATATAAAAAGCCTCCCCCCAGCATTGCCGGGGAGAGGCCAGTTTTAGGGATTTGTGGGCAGGGGAAATGCCATTAAGCTTACGCTTGTGTAATGGAAAGACCAGGAACCTGACGAACAACTTCAACAAGTTGAACGGAAGGAACGCGGCCACGGGTGTCCTTGCGAGCTCCCATTCCGTAAACCGACTGAACGCCGACTGCGGAGAGGTGTGCTTCGTTTCCGGAGTTAGCGAAATCATCGTAATGGAAGATTTGCTCACCGTAGATTTTTCCTTTTGCGTAGTACATCGCGTCTTTACCCATCGCTAATGCGTATCCGACAGGAGTACCAAGAGCGTTGGCTTGTACGAACAATGCGCCAGCGGAGAATGCGTTTGCTCCGTCAGCTTTAAGGTTTGCCATATTAGCAACATCAAAACCAGTTGCAGCGTTTGCTACACGAGTTAAAGCACCACCGCTTATGTTGGAGAAATCTCCAGCAGTAGCAGCAGCAGCAGCATCGTAAGAGTAAAGCGCAACGGTTCCGTCGGTATCGATACCTAAGATGTAGTAGGTAGCTCCAGCTTCTTCAACGAGGTCAACACCGCCACCACCAGGGATGTCGATGAATGCTCCGCGGAAGTTAGCCATGAAATCTCCACCGGTGTCACCAATTAATGCGCTTGCGTCAGCGATTGCTGAGTAAGCATAAAAGGTAGGAAGTAATGGAGAACCTTGGCGTCCACGAGCTGTGTCGATAAGAACGTTGTGATTAGCGATGATGTTGTTGTCCCACTTAGCGTATGAACCGTTGTACAACTTATTGTTGTCACTTCTAGCGTCAGCTTGAGTGATTGCTTCTAAGTAGTCGGGGTCAGAACGGAGAGGGCGTAAGCAAGCGTCAGGAGCGAAGAACAAGTAGCCAGGGATTTCTTGGTTGATGTCTCCACCAGTGCTCATAGGCTCACCGCCATTAGCGATAAGAGCTTGTTTAGCTTCCTGGATGATGTCGGTGGAAAGACCATCAACATATTTAAGGTCGCCGTTTGCGCCGGTTCCGTATCCGCTGATCAAGTTTCCGCCTGTGTTCAAGCAGATTTGACGAAGGGAGTATTGGATTTGGTCCTGCTCGGTGCGTGACATCCACTCGGACATAACCTCAGCAGAAAGCTGGTCGATGGTTTTACCGGTGAAGCGCATAAGCTTAAGGACTTGGGTCCAGGAGACAGCGTGACGGACAAGGTCAACTTCGATACTGAAAGTTCCGAAATCGAGGGTGTCAGTAGCGTTCTTGAGGATAGCTTCCCCACGGACGCCTTGTCCACGAATTGGAGCAACAGTAGTGAATGTTACTTTGTCTGATCCGCCTGCGCTAAGATCGCGTTTTTCAGTGATTGGTTTACCGCTTCCTTCTCCGCCGATGAACTTGGCGAATACGTTTTTTTCGCGAGCATCGCGAGAAACGAGCTCGGACCAAAGGCGTGAGCGCAAGTCGGAATTAGGGCCATCAAGGAGACCTTGATAGGAAGTTGTGTTAGATACGAGATCCACATTGCCGGCGGCTTGTGCTGCTGCAATCGGATTAGGGTTTGCTGGTATTGTTTTTTCAGCCATTGTATTAAGTAATTATAGGGTTTTAGATTTCCCCGCTTATCTTAAAGGCTGGGCTCCGCCAGGATTCCCGAGCAATGCGTATAAATCTTCATTGCTCATAGTCGGAACCTGCTGGAGTAAACCTTCGCGAGTCACGGGAGTGTTTACAGGTTGTGCTGCAGTTCCCGTCGTCAAGACCTTTGCCTGAGTTCCCATCTGTGGAGCCTGCGGCTGAGGAGCAACGGCCTGTGGCTGTTGTGCTTCCTGCGGAGCGGGCACTAAAGATGCAAATTCGTTGGCGAGTAATTCAGGCCATTTTGGCGAATTGAAAACTGCTGCGTAGTCGGGGTCCGATTGAGCGTTCGCGACATAATCATCAAACTGTTTCCGATAAACTGACTGCTTGTCGGATAGAGCGGGATAACGATCGTAAACTCTGTCTCGGCTTTCCATCGCTTTGCTGCGATGGGTTTGATAAACCTGCTGCTCTCTTTCCTGCTCCATCTGCTGTTTACGGAGAGTTAAGTTTTGCAGTTGAAGCTCTTGTTTCATTATATCCCGCTGAAGCCTAAGTGCTTCAGTGGTTTCAAGATCTTCCGCTGCTTTCTCAACTTTTCCTTCAAGCTCAAGAATGGTAGCGCGAATGTCGTCAGCCTGTTGATCTATGCCTGCGATTGGGTCGGGCTCGTTCGCCTCGACTTCATCCTGTGTGGCCGTTAAATTTTGATTTGAATTAGGGGTGGGAGCAGTTTCTTGTCCGTATATTACACGAGATGCATCGGCGAATGATCCGCTAAATCCTTCCGATCTGTAGAGATCGATGACTTGCTGATCCAGCTCGTTTCGAGGTCTTATCCTCCGCTTTCCGAGCTTTTCCTCCTCTGTTTCCTCTGGGCTCTCTGCCTCGACCTCCCGCTCTTGGCTTTCGGCTTGCGGCAACGGCTCCTCGGCTTGAGTCTCCGGGATTTGCTCCTCGGCTACGGGCTCTGGCTCCTGGGCTTGAGGCTCCTGCGTTATACCTAAAGCATTGCGAAGATCGTCGGTTGACGCATTCTCAATGCTGAACTGTTCCTGTCCTGTTTCTTGCGGGGATTCAACCTCCGCGATTGATGTTTCCATAACGCGAAGA